ACTAAGTATTTACATTGTATAAATAAATTACCTGTCGAACCTAAATCTTTACATGAAGAAAATTGAAAAATATAAAAAATTATTATATAATTTATTTACAAAGTAAGGAAAACGCAGTTTTCCTAAAAAACACTTTGAAATTTTTAAAAAATTATTATATAATATATATGTAAGATGAATTGAGGAGATTTTAACTCATTGCTTTCACCTCATTAAAAAAGAAAACTCTTAAAGCGTTAACACGGATTTAGCACTTAAACTACCACCGGCTACGTAATTCGACCCTTTGGGAGTTGTAGTAGATATGTGGCATGAAGGAGCGGAAAACGCTATACCCAAAGAAGCGAAGTAAAGTGCATTTTAGTAGAGAGAAGAGAATAAGAATATGGAACGCAGTGGGGAGACACCACGGAGGCAATGACCTCAGTGACGAATCGTGAAATCCATTCTCTACTAATTTTGGTCCCCTCGTCTATCGGTTAGGACAGAAGGTTTTCATCCTTCAAAGGGCGGGTTCAACTCCCCCGGGGATCACCAAATGTCGTAGGCTTGTAGGTTTAGGAATAAAAAAGCTATTATTCACCTACGCAATAAACTAAAGAACCTACTATGCATATGGTCGCATCGTCTAAATGGTAAGGACAATAGATTCTCAGTCTATAAATCAGAGTTCGACTCTCTGTGCGATTACCACGTGGTTGAGGAAGAATTGTTGAGAATTGTGAGCAGCTCAACCCTGTGTGCTCACCGCAGCCTTATTCCTTCGGTTTGGGTCACCGGAACTAAGACCCATTTTATGGACGATTAGCTCAGTTGGTAGAGCACCTGACTCTTAATCAGGGTGTCCAGGGTTCGAGCCCCTGATCGTCCACCAACTTCAAGATCGGATAGCTATTTTATACCCTTCCTTTTGGTACTGACAACCGATCTTGAGAGTCGCGGCGGCCCCGGTGTGGGGAGTCATTTCAACTGGACCGCCGCTTTTATGAGCGCCACTAGCTCAATCGGCAGAGCACCAAACTTTTAATTTGGGGGTACTGGGATCGTAACCCAGGTGGCGCACCAAGATATGCGCGATTAGCTCAGTTGGGATGAGCATCTGGCTTACATCCAGAAGGTCGCAGGTTCGAACCCTGCATCGCGTACCATTCAATCTGGCCGCTAATTGAGAAGCAACCAGGCTAGCGAAAGATTAGCACGTTGTCAGTTTGCGTTAAATTAAGGTTTATAGTGTTTCCTATACTGGAAAAACTTGTTTTAAGCCTCGGTAGCTCAGGGGACTAGAGCACGTGCCTTCTAAGCACGGTGGCAGTGGTTCGAATCCACTTCGGGGTACCATTTGATATTTGGCGGCCCGCGTGTTCATCAAGAAAGAAATTAGGGCATTATACTCCTATAGGCTAATGGATAAACCGTCTGGCTACGGACCAGATATTGCGGGTTCGAATCCTGCTGGGAGTACCACCGAAAGTGAGATTAAATCGTGCGAAAATAAATATGGGGAGTTAGTAAATTACTAAGGTTATTACGGATGCTGAAATATGTGCACGAGCCACCTCCCGTATGGGTTACTATTCCAATTGGTAGAGAAACATGGCTAAGAACCATGACAGTCTGAGTTCGAATCTCAGGTGACCCACCATATAACACAGGAGTTCTGATATGGCTATTGAACTTAATACTCTGTCAAATTGCATTGAGCGGTCCGCAAACAAATCCTGTGTTTATGTGCTACTAACCCAATTGGCAGAGGTGCTTGGCTCAAAACCAAGTTGTTCAGGGTTCGAATCCCTGGTAGCGCACCACTTTATATGTTGGGGTTCGTTCAATGGTAGGACAGCGGATTGTGGCTCCGCCAATATGAGTTCAATTCTCATACCTCAACCCAACTTAAAAATTCATTTGAAATTTTAAAAAAATTATTATATAATATATATGTAAGGTTGAGAGAGAAAAAAAATCATTTGATTTTAAGGACAAAAGTCCTCTCTTGAAAACTTAAAAAAATTATTATATAATATATAAGTAAGGTAAAAGAGGGAATAAAGATGCAGGTAGCCGTACCCTTTGTAGCGGATCCCCTGCCACCTTACATCTTGCCCAACCAGAGAATATTCTGCGTGAAACGGGCGATGGGCGCCCCATTACTATATAGTATAAAGACAGGCGGCTTCATCCAATCTTCACTGCCTCTAAACTATGAAAGAATGGTTGCTCAAATCTACTAGCGTAAAAAGTAGTCCATTACAGACACCGATGCTGGCGGGAACATTAAGGAAATGCGACCTAAATACCGGCGCCAACTAAATTTTGAACAAGGCACATACAGCAAACAAAGAGTAATCTTTATGTTATCGGTTCGAGTCCGATTATTCTAGCAATTTAGAGTATAGATCAATGGGTAGATCAAAAGAAATGACGTGCCTTGAATGAGACTCTTGTAACTAACCTCCACGTGGTGAGTCTTGGGTAATTCTAATAAGTTACAAACAACAATCAATTATGGCTGAATACGCTTCCAAGGGCGTAAGGCACATGCACAGGAGCGGGTTGAAATACCCGAAGATGAAAGTCGGTGGACATATAACAAGTGCTTGGTACTAAGACGAATTCAGTCGCAAGAAAGTGAAGCTAAGCGGACACCCTGGCAAACTCGCGGCAGCGCGAGACGAGTTGGGGTCGGGTTGAAAGTCGTGGCTTAGGCTCTAGTCGTAAAATATTCCCGATTTTAGAGTAGAGTAAGGTATGTACTCGATTTGGACGGCTAGTTAAGGGTATTCGAGAGTCCCTTCTACGAAAGTAGTATTCACAAAGTGTAGCGAGGTGCAAGCTGAATTGAGGTATGTAGATTGTTGACATGGCATCATAGCAGATACCTCCTCGTGGTGATGCTGGATAGAGTGTTTCCCTTTGGGATAGCTAAACCAAATCTGCAGATAATTTAATAATATGAACTCAGTGATAAACACGCTGAACCAGCGTTGCTGAGGTGCGATGAATAGGTCAGGTCGAACGAAGCAGGGATACTTGCGGATAGACACTGTATCAAGTAAGGTGACTTATTTGATGAAGAGGGTGAAACCCCAAACCTAAGTCGTAGCGCTTCATTTATCGCAAGTAAAAGCAGAGTGCGAGTCGGGTCATAATAGAGGCGGTGGTTAACACCCAACGCTGAATCGGAGTTAGGGCAGCAACAGGTGGTGCTGTGGTCAAACCTACGAAATACCAATAAGACTTTTGTCGTGAAGCAGAGAAATCTGTGTATAAGGCTTGCATGTCGCGTCCAAGTAGCTCAAAGACAAGACTTCGTATTAAAAGACGATAACAAGATGTATGGATTGAACATCTGACAAATTGCCGTAAGGTGGGTGAAAGGTAAGGGTAGTCAATCCCTTATAGGAGAAAAGGTTAAGACCACTAAGGGTGTGGAAAGCATCCTGGGGTGAGTTAGGTCAAGGTCGCTCCTTGGTCTTCGGACTCATCTCCCTATTGGCTGAATATACTTGAAGGTAAATTAGAAGTAGGGTGAAAGCTCCTTATTATTAAATACACTTGCGGCAAGTGCCGCATTTTGGTCCGGTCGTTCAATGGTTAGGATACTAGCTTGTCACGCTAGGGACCGGAGTTCAATTCTCCGTCGGACCGCCATTTATTTTAGACGGATACAGCAATTATTTTAAAACAAATTTAGCATAGGGAGCTCGTATTACTGGTTCGAATCCAGTTCTCCCGCCCAGTTTATGCGGGAGATAGTGTAATGGTAACACGCGTATTATTTAAACCGTCTAGTTTTTATTTGTGGGTGTGGTATAAGGGTTGTGCCCCGGCCTTCCAAGCCGGAGATATGGGTTCAAGTCCCATTACCCACTCCAATTGAACCACTTATATGGGAAGGGGTTGATTCTGGGCCTAGATACCTGAGACACCGGTTGGCACCAGCGTATAATTGTGACGACGAGACCTTGGACACACGCTTCGTAGGCGTAACCTACCCCATTTATAGCAATGCAACGCATCATATTCTAGACAATGGATGCGAGACCACCGCCTGAAGTCCCAGGTCAATTCACCGCAGTCATGGGTGATGATACAACAATACTTACCGTGGATTTGATCACCACAAGAATTTCGGAAATATAGAGAAAGGATCCGTAGAATGGGTGGAAAGCTATAGTTGCGAGCTTAGCACGCCTCTGAGGAGTAAGTCAGAAATGATGAAGCTTTCCTCACGCGGACCACGCTAAGCCTTTAATGGCTCATGGAGTAATGGCAACTCAACAGACTTTGACTCTGTCGTTCGTGGTTCGAATCCACGTGAGCCAGCCATTTAATGCAGGACATAAGGGCCTGAGGTCCAGGTCGGCTTTAGACGATAAACTGTTTTTGTGATACCATAGGCCGATTAGAGGTATCACATTTAATATCGCGGATTAGAGTAACGGCAACTTGCCAGGCTCATAACCTGGTGCTACGGGTTCGAATCCCGTATCCGCATCCAATTAATTTTTATGAATACAGTTTTAGAATTTATTAACAAAAGATTTCCAACTGATTGTAATTGGACAACAGGTAATTGTTACTATTTTGCTTTAATATTAGCAGATAGATTTAATGGTAATATTTATTATGATGTAATAGATGGTCATTTTATTACTAAAATCCAAGATAATTTTTATGATTGGAATGGAATTGCTGATACTAATAATTATTTAGTAGAATGGAATAATATGGATCAATATGATTCATTAGTTAAACAAAGGATTATTCGAGATTGTATTTATTGATATGGGCGTGATTCTCGTCGGTCGAGAGTGGGTCTGCAAAACCCTTGTTAGTGGGTTCGACTCCCACCGCGCCCTCCAACCAGAATCTTCTACACCTCTTAATAATGTGTCAAATGGAAGAACATTCTATGGTGGGATAGCACAATTGGTAGTGCAGCTGATTTGTAATCAGCAGGTTGGGGGTTCGAGTCCCTTTCCCACCTCCATGCGGTCCCTCCGCAGAAAAAAAATCTGTTGCAGCAGTGCCGCATCCGACACTGTATACTAGTTTCTGCAATTGATTTATACAATGCCCCGTAGTGCTATAAACTACGCTAACCTCAGTAATGGGGTAAACACCCCTTTATGATATATGAAGAGGTACAAGGAGCTTGTGGCACATTTCTTATGTGCCACATTATCCGGGTGTAGCTCAGCTTGGCTTAGAGCGCGTGCTTTGGGAGCATGAGGTCGCACGTTCGAATCGTGTCACCCGGACCAAATGCGGCGATTGCCGTACTATATTAAATACAGAAGGAGCATCAAGTGGATAAGAAACAGATCTGGGAAAATAATTTAGAGTTTGCACAAGTTTTAGATGATATTATAGCAGAGAAACATAAATATTCACATGATGCTCTTTGTGATTTAATCAAAATGATTGCAACTTATTTGCGTTCAACAGGGCATGAATTAGAACAGTATGATAGATCTTTAAAGCAATATCTTGAGTTCATTTTAAATATGCCTTGATTTTTTATAAAAATTATAATATAATATATATAGAAAGTGAAAGTTCGAAAATTTTGGACAAAGTAGTATAATTGTTCAGGTTCAAATTTCATATATAATAACAAAATATAAAGGAGTTATATATGGCACGAACAGATATATTAGAACGTAAAGATGAAATTCTACAATGGATTTCAGAGGGTAAATCAAAAACTTTTATAGCAACACAATTATGCTGTAAACCAGCCACTTTAAATTCTTATTTAGATAAAATGGGAATTGATTATAAAGGTCGGCAAGATTGGAATAAAGGACAAAATAGCCCTAATTACATTTCTGCAATAGAGTATGCCCAACAAGATAATGTTAAATCTCATATTCTAAAAAATAAATTAATTAGAGATGGCATTAAAAAATATCAATGTGAATATTGTGATAAAACAGAGTGGCAAGGACAACCTATTCCTTTAGAATTACATCATATTGATGGTAACCACTTTAATAATCAATTAGATAATTTAGCTATTATTTGTCCAAATTGTCATGCATTACAACCTAATAATGCAGGAAAAAATATTAATTCTTATAAAAAAGAAAAAACAAAACTATGTCCTGTATGTAAAACACAATATATATTAGAAACTTCTAATATGTGTAGAGAATGTCATGACAAACAAAAACGAGTGGTAGATAGACCAGATCGAGAAACATTAAAATCTTTAATTCGAAATACTTCTTTTTTACAATTAGGTAAACAATTTAATGTTTCTGATAATGCTATTAGAAAATGGTGTGATAGTTATAATCTACCTCGAACAAAAACTAAAATTAAATCTTATTCTGATGAAGAATGGGAATTAATATAAACAGCTGATTATTAATCAGCTATAAGCCGGAGTGTTGGAATTGGTAGACATCACAGACTTAGAATCTGTGGCCTTAAGCGTGCAGGTTCAAATCCTGTCTCCGGTACCAATGGTCAGCACGTTAGACTTTAAATAGCGTGATATATGTGGATGTGGTGCAATGGTAGCATGCTAGCTTGCCAAGCTGGAGGTTTGTGGGTTCGAGTCCCATCATCCACTCCATTAATTCCTTCCTATAGACTTAGACTGATAAGTTGATGAAAGGTTGACGCTTTGCTGGTGATGAGGCGATTTATCAAGTAAGGAGAAATCGGTTAACCATCGTAGTTGTAGAGACCCTTAAAAGCAGAAGGATGCTAGTCTACATGGTCGCAACATTATAGCGAGGTCACCGAGTACGTATAGGTGATCTTTATATGTCAGCGTGGTGGAATTGGTATACACTAGGGACTTAAAATCCCTCGCCGCGAGGATTGAGGGTTCGAATCCCTCCGCTGACACCAATTCAATATAGTTTGAATAAATAGGAGGATATATAAATGCGTGCAGGTGGAATTGAACTCTTTTAAATATGATTAAAATAAATAAAGACCATGGTAAACATTATCATAAATATTATTATGATATTGATTTTACTCCAATGAAAAAAGTTATTACATTTATTAACAATATCTTGGTAAGTATAATAGATAAAATAGATTATATTTACGATAATTGGTATGTTATTTTTATTAAACCAACTATGTAATATGACAACAGTAGAACTAGAAAAACGAAAAGATTTAGAAATATTTACTCAAATATTGCATGAATATAGTTCATGTACTGATGATATAATGCCAAGTCTAATGTCTGTTGGGCGTATTGTTAGAAATATTACTATGCTTAATGAAATTATAGAACGAGAGGGAAATCGTAAAATGAAGGAAAATGAAATTCTATTGCTCAAGGTAAGAATTAATAACATTAAGGCAAGAGGTAAATATATGGATTGTCCTGGTGTTCTGCGTAAGCTTGAGCGTAAGTTAATACGTCTTGAGGGTTAACCCTCAAGTTTTATGGAGTCATGGCGTAATGGTATCGCATCGGATTGCTAATCCGTCCAGCCGCAAGGCTGTCTGGGTTCGACTCCCGGTGGCTCCGCCAAGTTATCGGTAGGTAGCGAAATTGGGTGAACGCAGCGGGCTGTAAACCCGTGACGTAAGATACATTGGAGGTTCGAGTCCTTCCCTGCCGACCATCATTATTTTTAAAACAAGAGGAGAACACTAATGGCAAGTGATGTACACAAAACTACCCCAGGTAGTTTATATCATTTAAGTTTGGTGATGCCTCATGGAAACTTTACTGGTGATGAAAGTTTAAGTATAGATAAAGTTATTCATATCATCAATAACCAAGTATGGATCGGTGATTATAATACGCAAATAAATGTCAAAGGCGATAGTGCTTATGAGGTTTATGTTAAAGTTTGTCATGAAAGAGGAATTACTCCACTTTCAGAAGAAGATTGGATTGATTCAATAGGAACAAACTTTGAAGCAATTTATGATTACGCGGTTAGAACATGGGGTTATCCACATACTATGGGTGAGTTCTACAATAATATTGAAAATTTTGTAGACGTAGAATCCGAATAATTAATAAAGACACTAACAGCAATTTTGATTTATTTTTGCTCCATAGACTTTTTAGATGATCGCAAATACATCAATGTGTCTTGACTTTTAGAAAAATTTTTGATATAATATATATGTAAGATAAAGAATATTTATTTTACATATTCCCTATGTTGACACACTTTATTGTGTTTAACAAAGAATACCTCCTTTCGTAACTTTGTGCTGGTGGTCACAAATAAAATAATACCACCATTTACTTTGATAATAATAACAGTTCTCTTTCTCTCTATTGGAAGTGTTATTTATTATATATTAAACATATTAAATAGGCACAAACAGCAACAATTTGGTATTATTACAGATTCTGCAAAAATTTGAGCAATAAAACATCCAAAGTGCCTAGTCATATAATCATTTTTCCTTTCTTTTTCTATAATATAGATAGGGACATACAGCAAAATTTTAATTTCAAATAATTAAAAGGTACTTGTATGTGAGGCTTGGCTCTAAGCGAGGCCATACTATAAAAACCAAAGTAGTTAGTCCCTAGAGAAATGATAATGAAATGGTTTTTGATTAGGCTTTGGGATTCCGAAGCCTATTTTTTTATGTATGCCACTCGATCTTGAAAGTCGCGGCGGCCTTGTCTAAAGGATGGCGTGGGACTGGTCCCGCGCAGAAAGGAAAAAAGTTATATGAATACATTTATTGATGTAATGGAAAAGCTCAATAACATCAAGTCCACAGAGAATGGCGCTGTTGCTTATGAGTCTACCAACTCTAAGGTATATGACCTTTTTGCTTTTGGTGGTGCTTATCGTAAACGCAGTGACTTTGATATAGTCAAGCTGTTCTATGATGCTTATGCTGAGGATCCTACTCTCGCCCTTAAGTGCCTGTTCTATCTTCGCGATGTTAGAGGTGGTCAGGGTGAAAGACGTTTCTTCCGTATTGCTTTCAATTGGCTTTGCGAATATGATAGGGTTGCTGCAGAGCGTAACCTTCTCAATGTTGCAGAATACGGACGTTGGGATGACCTCATTTATACCACATACAATACTCCAGTTTGGAATAGAACTGTTGCTATTGTTAGTGAGCAGCTTATTCTTGATATAGAATCAAGAACACCTTCTCTTTTAGGTAAGTGGATGCCTTCTGAAAATGCTTCAAGTTATCATACTCGTATGATGGCTGGTCAGCTTAGAAAGGCTCTTGAACTTACCCCAAAGCAGTATCGTAAGATGCTTTCAGCTCTGCGTAAGAGAATAAATATTGTTGAAACCCTTATGTCTGAAAACAGATGGGACGAGATTGAATTTGATAAGATACCTTCAAAGGCTGGTCTTGTCTATAAGAACGCTTTTGCTCGTAGAGATATAATCGCTAAAAAGTATGAAGCGTTTGTAAAGTCTGATAAGACAACTGTAAATGCATCAGCTTTGTATCCATATGAAGTTGTGCGTAAGGCAACAGCACATTGTAATGGTAGAAACCTTAGCTATGTAGATCGTGCAGCTGTTAATAAGTATTGGGAGAATCTTCCAGATTACTTTAATGGTGCAAAGTGCAATCTAATGTGCGTTGTTGATACATCTGCTTCAATGACTTGGAGTAATGCTGGTCAGGTATTGCCAATAGATGTTGCAATTAGTCTTGGTCTTTATACAGCAGAAAGACTAAGAGGACCATTCCACAATAACTATATCTCTTTCTCACGCAGACCAACTCTTGTAAAGACAGAAGGCTATGATTTTGTAGATAAGGTCGAAAGAATTTATCATACAAATTTATGCGAAAATACTGACCTCCCAGCAGTATTTGATCTTCTTTACAGTATTGCCAATGCGTACAATTGTGCTGATGAACTTCCAGAAACAATTGTAATCATTTCTGACATGGAAATTGATGCAGGTTGTAATGGTCATGGTTGGGGACGTGATAGAAGCTTCAATGCTGTTTCTACAATGGAACAGATTAGAAAGAAGTGGGATGCTAGTGGTCTTAAGATGCCAAAGCTGGTATATTGGAATGTCAATGCAAGAAACAATACTATATTGGATCTTAGCAAGGATGTATCTTGTGTATCTGGTTGCTCACCAACAATCTTTAAGCAGGTTATAACTGGTAAGACAGGAACTGACCTTATGCTTGAGATTCTTATGGCTGAAAGATACGCTGCTGTAAGATAGATTATAAGGGTGGTTATAAATATAATCACCCTTTATTTTTTTACTATAGCCGAGAGCGGATAATGGCTGGGTGGCCCGCGCATGACCGCCGCCCAGATGCAAAATTGGCTCTAGGAATTTATTTTTTCAAAATTAATACGAGAGGTAAAATTATGTGGCACTCTAAAACCTATGGAAAACTAGAATTACAAGAGATACCAGAGAAGTTATTTATGTTCTATGAACAAAATAAGCACTTCGGAGAAACTTTTGAAATTACTATTGGTACTGACTCACAAAATCATCAAGAGACTACAAAGATTGTTTCAGTAATTTCAATTATATGTAAAGGACATGGTGGTATCTTTTTCTATAATATTCATTATGTAGATTTGATTCACAATGTTAAGCAAAAGTTAGAAACAGAAACTAACCTTAGCTTAGAAGTGGCTCAAAAGCTAATAGATAGTATGGAAAATGGTTATGCCACTTTAATTAAAGAATGTCCAATTTCTATCCATATAGATGCAGGTAACGCTCCTCATGGTAAAACTAGAGATCTTATTCAAGGTCTAACTGGTTGGGTGCATGCGATGGGATATGAATGTGAAGTTAAACCAAACTCATGGACAGCCTCTTCTATTGCAGATAGAATAAGTAAGTAAACAATGCTCGAAAGCAAATGCTTTCGAGCATTTTTTTGTTATATTGATTTTTTTATTTTTTTATTATATAATATATATAAGAAATGAAAAAGGAAATAAAGATATGAACGGAATAAAATTTGAACAATTACCAATAAGGTGTAGATATTGCCATCGTTTAGGATGTTTTTCTCTATATATGGATGGTAGTGCAGATTATATATGTCGCAAACCGACCTGCGATTATAGAGAAAAATTTAAAAAGGCTATAAAAAGAGCAAAAGAAAAGTAGGAGACTAAATATATATGATAGTAAGAGCAGCAGTACAATTACATTTATATACAGATGGAAGAGATATTCTTCTTCCTGTCCATAGACATTGTGATGCATTTCGTATTATGAAGGAAATGGGTTTCAGACCAGGAGAGTATCGTCGTGATATGGAAGGATTCCTTACAGATAAGGAAGTTTTTCTTGATCGTTGTGAAGCTGCAGACCACGCATATGAGTGTGGCCAGTTAATAGAAACTGCGGAAGAACCACGTATTGATGTATTATTTAGTGAAGATTTATGGTAGGTGATAAGAATGAGAGATCCAAATAGAATACACGATGTCCTTATGGAACTTGAAAAATTATGGGTTCGTTACCCAGATTGGAGATTTATGCAGTTAATAAATAATCTTCAAGCTACTCAGGGAAGTGATATGTTTTATATCGAAGATGATAAATTTATAAATATAATAGAAGATAAAATTAACCACGGATTTTAGGAGAATAAAATGACATTCACAAGTATTATACAACAATTCATACAAAAGAACATAGATGAATACATTAAAGTATCTTCAGACTGTGAATGCTTTGAATGTGATTTAGAAGAAGAAATAATTTATATTCCAATAGAAGCAAACAAAGAAGATACAGATATGTTCATGCGTTTTATTGAACAAGAGTACAAGGAATATGAATTAAATCCAACTGTTATAGGAATCCTGCATGAAGTAGGTCATATCATGATGTATGATGAAGACTTAGATAAGGCAAGAGAAATAGCAGTATTAAGAATGAGATTAAATTTTAACAATTCTGATATTTCTCTTGAAGAATATAACTTTAATTATTTTAAATTGCCAGCAGAATTAAATGCAACTATTTGGGCAATTGACTTTTATAGAAACAATAGAGAAAAATGTAATAAATTAGGGGTGATGCTTAATGGATAAAAGAAAAAGGATTATGAAACGGCTTATGGAACACGCGGCCGCCGTTGAAAAGATTCTGGGGACCAAGGACCGCATTGTGTTCATAGCCCTCCAAGGTAGCCAGAACTATGGACTAGACTATGAGGGTTCTGATATTGATACTAAGTGTGTAGTTCTTCCTACTCTTGATGACATTATAGAAAATAGAAAACCAATATCCACTACTCATGTAATGGAGAATGAGGAACATTGTGATATTAAGGATATAAGGTTAATGTTTGATTGTTATAAAAAGCAGAATATTAACTTTATTGAAACTTTATTTACAGAATACATATGGATAAACCCAGTATATGAAAAGGAAATAAATTTCTTACTGTTAAATAGAGAAAAAATTGCAAGATATTGTCCTTATAGAGCTGTTAAGTGCATGAAGGGTATGGTATTAGAAAAGCGGCATGCCCTTCAACATCTGTATCCAAATAAAGTTGAAACTATTGAAAAATATGGATACGATCCAAAACAATTACATCATATTGTTAGACTTTATGACTTTTTAGAGAAATATACAAATGAAGTCAGTTATAGCAAATGTTTAATTCCTACTAACAAAGAGTATATTTTAGAATTAAAAACTAAACCAATGCCAGAGACTGAAGCAATTCATCTTGCAGATGAGTTTGTACGTTGTGTTACTTTTTTAGCTGATTGGTATTGTGATCATGTTCTTATAAAGCCAATGATTTATGAAGAAGCTGAAAAGATTTTACATGATACCAAATATGATATTATGACAAGTTATTTTCAAAGCTGTTTAAGAGAGATGTAATTTATGAAAAGAGTTAAATATATAATAATACTTTACTTGTTATGTTTGTTTTTATCTAGTTGCAATAATTCATTATCTGAGTGCAAAATAATTGATAAAACATATAAACCTGGATATACAACACTTATACCAGTATATAATGGAAACAACGTTATGTTAATACCACAATATCATCCAGATGCTTGGTATATAACTATAGAAGGTAAAAATGATAAAGGCGAAGTACGTCAAAAAATAATTCAAGTTGATGAAACTACATATCATAATAGCAATATTGGTCAAGAATGGAATGAAACATAAAAAAATAATGGGATAGTCATTAAGACTATCCCATTTTTGTATTATGAAACGGTTTTAAACCATAAGCTGTTCGCTACCATACCAGATGTTGGCTTGCTGCTTTGGACAAAGTTAGCAGGAATTGAACCAGTCGCTCCAGTAGGACCGGTTGGTCCTGTTCCACCTGTACCGCCAGTTTTACCAGTAGGGCCTGTTGGGCCTGTTCCACCAGTACTACCACCAGGACCAGTTGGACCCGTTGGGCCAGGAACTGTAGAATCAGCACCTTTAGCTCCTTTTAAATTTTTAAATGCAAATTTAAATACCTTTGCAGTATTAGGTCCGCTAGCTGTGATAGTAACACTAGGTGTACCAGTATTAGCATCTACAGTAGCACTAGGTGTACCAAATCCTGCGGCAGTACCTGTATCGCCCGTTGCTCCGGTAGGTCCAGTTGGTCCAGTATTTCCCGTACCACCAGTTGCTCCGGTCGGACCAGTTGGGCCTGTTCCACCCGTTCCTCCGGTTGCACCTGTAGGTCCTGTCGGACCAGTATTACCCTTACTACCGCCTGCTCCAGTTGGTCCTGTAGGACCAGTATTTCCTGTGCCTCCGGTAGCGCCAGTAGGACCTGTAGGTCCAGTGTTACCAGTTCCGCCTTGTGGACCAGTAGGTCCGATAACACCAGTTGCACCAGATAAGTCAGCTAAGTATGTAAAAGTACCTTGTGCGTTCTTTACATATAGCTTAGCATTATCTGGATCTTCAACATTAGATGCAATCATTACAAACTTACCAGTTGGTACATTTGTTTTATCAGTGTTCATAGCTGTAACACTTGCATAGGTTTTATAAACACTAAATCCTTCACCTGTTGCACCCGTAGGTCCAGTTGGACCAGTGCTTCCTGTACCACCTGTAGCGCCGGTAGGTCCGGTTGGGCCTGTGTTACCAGTACTACCCTTAGAACCCGTTGGTCCAGTAGGACCAAGATCACCTTCGTTACCTTGCGGTCCTGTAGGACCCGTTGGACCTGTACCTCCTGTGCCACCAGTTGCGCCTGTCGGGCCAGTAGGTCCAGTATTACCTTTACTACCAGTTTCACCAGTAGGACCTTGAGGACCAGTGCTACCAGTACTACCTTGAGGACCCGTTGGACCTAAATCACCTTGAGGACCAGTTTCACCCGTAGGGCCTTTAGAGCCTATTTCTCCAGTTTCACCTTGCGCACCGGTTGGTCCCGTTGGACCTACATTACCAGTGCTACCTTTCTCACCAGTTGGACCCACTGGACCTTCTTCACCCTGTGCTCCAGTTGGACCAGTAGGACCGACGCTTCCAGTCTCACCTGTAGCCCCTGTAGGACCAGTCGGACCGGTTGCACCAGTTTGACCTGTTGGACCAACAATACCCTGAGAACCAGACATATCTGTTAGGAAGGTAAAACTGCCTTCTTCATTTTTAACAAAAAGTTTTGCATTGTCAGGATCTTCAACATTAGAAGTAATCATGACGAACTTACCAGTTTCTACATTATCTGCATCTGCGTTCATAGCCGCAATAGAAAGATAAGTTTTAAATACACTAAAACCTTCTCCAGTTGGGCCAGTATCACCAGTAGGTCCGACACTACCTGTGGCTCCAGTTGGTCCTGTTGGGCCGACTGATCCTGTTTCACCTGTAGGACCGGTTGCGCCAGTAGAACCGGTAGGACCAGTTGGACCTACATTACCTTGCGCGCCAGTCGGACCCGTAGGGCCCACATTACCCTGTGGTAATACAAAACTAAACTCAGAAGCACCTGTAGTCTGATCTACTACTACTTCAGCGTCAGCTTCAAGACCAGCAACAGCAGTAGCAGAAGTGTTCGCAGTTAATACTTTAGATCCATCTTCATAAATCTTACCATGAAAGTTTAACTTTGACATTAACAAATACTCCCTTTCTTAGATTAACTCTTTATCTTCAGAAAGTTGTAAACAAATTTCTAAATTGTTTTTGAGTCTTTCATTATCTTTTTCATAGCTTAGTGCCTTTGCCGCATAAGCTATGGAACTTACTTTATCACCATTGTAAAAACAAATCATACAGAGTAAATCCCATGGCTCCCAAGCCCAAGACTCATTTCTTTCAAGCCAAGTATAATGTCTCCAAGATTGTTTTAAACCAGTTACTACTGCCGCATAAGCCAAGTCATATTGTTTCTTTTGAAAGTAAACCTTAGCAAGATTTAAATAAGGTTCACGATAACTCGGTTCTATATCAATAGCTGTTAGATATGCGGCAATCGCTTCATTTAACTTGCCTAATTGTACATAGGCTTCTCCCATAAATAGATAACAACTTGCTTGTTCTATTGTATTATACTTGTCTTTATAATTAGATAAAATGTAATTAAATTTATCTATACTCTTTTGATAATATCCACGATAATTATATTCTTGAGCTAAATAAATTAAACCATACCAATCTTCTGGCATTTCTTGTTCACGTAGTTCCAATAGAGGAAGATAGCTACCTCTGGATTTATTCATATCTGGATAATGATGTAAATGAACTTTATCATTATCACATAAATATAGTGTTTCTGTGCTAGAATATGATCCATCCCATTTTGTACCTTTTCGATAGAGATATTCATGCACTGGAGCAATCCACTCCCATTTTCTGCTATGAATTTTGTCGTATCTGAACACGCGGCCGTCCGATCCGTCCTCTAGGTGGGACCATGTATAGTAATATACCCCGCGTTCATGCACTCCCTCTAGCCAGCGGCCGCGGATCTCGTCAGCCCAACCTGGTAAAAGTATTTCATCTAAATCAGTGCTCATTAAGATATTACAATTTTCTGGAATATCTTTCATAGATTCATTTCTAGCAACATCGAATCGCCATGGTTTTATCTCTTGTTGTCTTACAATTAATTGAGAATATTCTTTTTGTTTCTCTAATAGATACTCATATGTACCATCATTAGAGCCGGTGTCTAGAACTACGATTGAATCAGCTTCTTTCATAGATTCTAGCCACCGGTCTACGAATTTAATTTCATTTTTACATATGGTATAAATACAAACTTTATTTTCCATATATAATTAACTCCTTGTATCTCCTTGTGAGTTTATAAAAACTCAATATCATATGTTACTTCATTAGTATCAAGGTCTATTGATTCAGATACCTTCATATGATTTAAAAAAGGTAGCGCTGACCATGCAGCGCTACCATTACCCATTTTTAATGTGTTATTAGTTGAATCGATACCTATTTCACCTGCGGCTAATGTAGGATTGTTCGTTGTCCAATTCGTAGAAGTATCTCTACGAAGTTTCACTTTTGTCTGTATTTGTTTAGACATGTAAAGACACTCCTTTCAACAAAAATTAACTATACGTAATTAGTCTCGCTATCGCCGCAATTTAAGATAAGTGTATCACTTGAATCAAGAACTGTTGATGGGAGTGTGTAAACGTTAGTTTCAACACCATCAATCTTGATGTTGCCGTTTGTATTAGAAGCTTCAACCTTAGTAACATCTAATGCACTCTTAACAGCAGCAGCTGTTGCACTAGCATTACCAGAAGCATCTTTAGTGAATGTTGCACTACCAATTGCTACACTCTGAACAGCACTATCAGCCTTAGCACCCTGAGCAGCAGTAGCAGCATATTCTTCTACCCATGCCTCAGTTGCGTAACCATCGAGGCTTACAGTAATACCAAGCTCTTCCCAAGCTTCAGCATCAGTCCATACATACTCAGAGTTATCAGCAGTGATATGCCATACATCACCTACATGGTTACCAGATGCAGGAAGGTCAGCAACTGTTGCCTTTGAACCTTTGAATACGAATACAGCTGAAACCTTAGCATCTACTTCACTCTTTGTATAAGCATCTGTGATACCATATCCAGCGAGTGTAGTAGCCTTGTCAGCTTTGCCGCTTTCAAGTGCATCGATGTCACTTTCAGCAGCACCCATTCTAGTTTCGAGAGCATCAATATCTCCCTCAGCTGTTGTTACTCTACCTGCAAGTGCTGTTAAATCAGCAGCAGCAGCTCTTGAAGTATCTGTAGGGTGAACGTGGTCTTCCTTAGCCCACTTAGCAGAAGTACCTACTGCAGCAGTACCATCCATAATAGGATCAGCTGTAGCAGCTACTGGAACTGCAGCCTGAGTAATATAACCAGCATCATTAGTGAACTCACTAACATTAGTTGGCTTATTCTTAATGAAGTCATCAGCAGAAGAATCTGTCTGGCTCCAATCAGACTGAACGTTAACCTCAGCACCAGACTCGATACCAGCTAACTTAGTCTTCTCAGCAGAAGTGTAGTTATTGTCTGTATGAACGTAATCAGCATCCTGTACAAAGTTACCATCATTTGTAAGGTCAGTTAACTTAGTAGGAACTGTAACATCAACAGCCTTGTTTGCATCTGGAACAAGTGCTGTACCATTAACTTTTACAGTTTCGATGATATTAACATCAGCACTGTCTTCGATACCAGCTAATTTGCTCTTTTCTGCTGATGTGTAGTTATTGTCAGTATGTACATAGCTAGCATCCTGAACGAAGTTTCCATCGTTTGTAAGATCTGTAAGCTTTGTAGGTACAGTTACATCTACAGCTCTATCAGCATCTGGTGTAAGAGCAGAACCATTTACTTTAACAGTTTCAATAATATTAACTTCAGAACCGCTTTCAATACCAGCAAGTTTACTGAAGTCACTAGAACTCATAAGACCATCATTGCTTGCACTAGCAAGTGGAATGTCTGCGCCAGCTCCATAAGGGAGTGAGTTCCATGCAGTAACGCCATCACCAAATTTGAACTTCTTGGAATCAATTTCGATACCAATTTCACCCTTACCAAGAACAGGGTTATTTTCTGTCCAATTAGCAGCGAGGTCGTTTCTAAGTAAAATCTTAGTATTAACTTGTTTACTCATTTATTCTATACCTCCATTAGATACCAGTGGAATCTCCACCAAATACAATATCACCACTAGCAGTTCCTAGTGATGTATATATAGGGCCATTGACACCAAATAAAAAACAATCTCCATTTGATTCATCTACATAAATGTAGTTTGGCTCACCTACATTTGGAAATTCATATTTAGAAGGATAATGCTTATATAAATCTTGAAGGCTATTCATAGGATTTAAACAAATCCTTTTAACTTCTCCATTTACTTTTCCATCTATATAGAAATGTCCATCTTCTGGAGTAAAATACGCATAACCTAAATGAAGTGGTTTTTGGTCAATATGTTCTTTAGTTCCATAGTGAACTTTAAAATTTGCCATATTTTATCCTCCTTAATATTCTCTTGAGATTTAAAAATGTAATATGTTTACTGAAACTATTTTGTCCTTGTTGACTTTAATAAAAAAATATGATAAAATTTATTATATAGAGAAAGAAGGTGATAACAATGGCAGTCTATGCAGTTAGTGACTTACATGGTCAAAAAGAACTCTGGAATCAAATTAAAAAATATTTAAAACCTGAAGATAAATTATATTGTCTTGGAGATTGTGTTGATAGAGGATTAGATGGTTTTGATATTTTAATTGAAGTACTTAATAGACCAAATACAGAGATGATAATGGGAAATCATGAAAAGTTAATGTTAGACTATTATCGTCCAAGATTAGAAATAAATAGTTTTACTATGTATGATAATCTTTGGTTTATGAATGGCGGCCATTATACATTTTTAAATATGCAAGCCTATACTGGAAATCAAATCCATGAGGTATTGGAGCAAGTTAAACAATTAAATTATCAAAAAATTATCTATAATAATAAAGGACAAAAACTTATTTTAGACCACTCTGGATATTGTATTAAAGTTGGTCAAGATGATCCAATGTGGAATAGGTATCATTTTCATGAAAGCTGGCCAATAGAAAAAGAATATAAAAATACATATATGATTCATGGCCACACACCAACGGTTGCTTTATTTAGATTTATTGTAAATGGTATAGAAAAATATGACAAAACAACAGTACAGCGCAATCCCGAAATTATTAGATATGCAGATAATCATAAAATTGATATTGATTTAGGTTGTTTCGCAACTGATAAAACCTGCTTATTAGATTTAAATACATTAGAACCTATTTATTTTGAACAAGAGACAGAAAGTGATATAGAATATTATTATGGGTAATGAATTAATTATTATAGCAGATTTTTTAAAAGAATATCAAACTGAACTCGCGGCAAGGGAGGATCTTTTTGAACTAGACCCAATGTATCGCCGCGGCGTGCTTGATGGATTTGAAATTATTATAACATTATTACGAGCTGGAGGTGAACATAATGTATCAAAATAGAATATTTTTTATAGGTGACATACACGGACAGTTTCAATGGGTCCAGGCATTTGCGGCACGCCTTGCCGCGTGTGGACAAGCACCTTTAGATGAAAGTGATTGGATAGTTTTACTTGGTGATTCTGGTCTTAATTATTGGACTGAACCAAAAAGAGCAAGGAGTTTTAAACAGAAATTTACTACACTCCCATGTAATTTTTTCATTGTACGAGGTAACCATGAAGAGCGTGCTGAAAATGTAACTAAGATGTATCCCGAAAACTGGAATAAAATAATGATTCCTTCAAAATGTAATGCAATTCAAGGATTAGTATTTCAAGAACTTGCATATCCGAATATTTATTATGCTCTTGATCAGCCATCGGTATACTATTTGAAAGGATATAAAACTTTTGTAATTCCTGGCGCTTATTCGGCAGATAAACCATATAGAATTGCAAATGGTTTAGAATGGTTTGCATCAGAACAACTTAGTGATGCAGAACAAGCTATGGGTAGACAAATTGCTTATGCTAATCAGCATTTTGATTTTATACTTAGTCATACTTGCCCAAGTGAATATGAACCAACTGATTTATATTTACCAATGATAGATCAATCTACTGTAAATAAAACTACAGAATGGTATCTAAATGATATAAATCATATCACTAAGTCAAACTTTTGGTTATTTGGTCATTATCATCAATTTAGGGTCTATCCTATACATCCTGGTGATGGTCAAAAAATCATGATGTTTAATGATAAAGTATTAGAAATGGACAATATTCTAAAAGGTAACTATTGGGAAACAATATAGTTTCCCTTTATTTTTTTAAAATTTTATGATATAATTTATTAGTAAAAGAAATAAGGAGAAATATATATGTACGGTGGTAATATAAATGATATTCAGTATCTTCGATCAATTCCTGTATCATCTTTGATGCGTACACAAAATTTAGAAAATAAAGAAGATATATTGGCTTATATGTTTAAAGAGTTAAAGAAAAATGATCAAACTTATTTTTATAGAACTTTTCTAATAGGAACTGAACCTAATCGAAAAGCAATCCGCAACTTTGATTATTTAGCAGATAATGGTTACATTATAGCTGATAAAGAAGAATATGATGACGTAATAAAAGAATTTAAACTTTCTCCATATCTTTGGAGGCTAACTGAAAAAGGCATGAGTTATGCCAGACAATGTTATAAAAGAGCAGAAGAGAAAAAAGGATATAAATGGAAATGAAACGGGCAAAACAGCATAGACTATGGGTAGATAAAAATAAAAATTATCATATTCAAGTTAGGTTCATACCAGTATATGATTGGGAACCTGATGATGGTTGGCGTACAATCTATATGTCCGATGATAAAGAAGAAGCTATGAAAAACTATATAGAAAGGAGGTTCTTCTAATGTTAAATAAAGATAATCAAAGAGAATTATGCTATCTTGTTACAATCGACGAAATCAAACCAATTGAAGGCAAGGATAGAGTTGAATGTGCGGTAGTAGGTGGCTGGACTATTATGGTTCGTAAGGGTCAATTCGAGCCTGGTGATGTTGGAATCTATTTTGAGATTGATTCAAAGGTTCCAGAAACAGAAGAAGCCTTCGCTTTCCTAGCCCCTAAGAAATATAAAATCAAGACTCAGAAATATGGCAAGTTCTACTCACAAGGTCTTCTTATGTCAGCAGAAGATTTTGGTTGGGAAACTCAGATTGAGCCAGTAGGTGGAGTTAGAACTGAAGTAATCATTGATGGAAATGGAGATTTCCATTATCCTAATGATGAAACAAGATTCCTAACTAAAGTGCTTGGAATTACTTATGCAGTTGCTGAAGATAATAAGCGTAAAGCTAATTCAATAGATAAGTATAAAAGCATGGCACAGCGTCATCATAAGCTATTTGCAAAACAGCCATTCCGTTGGCTTATGAAGCGTGATTGGGGTAAGAAATTACTTTTCATCTTCTTCGGAAAGAAAAAAGATAAACGCGGCTGGCCTGCCTGGGTTAAAAAGACTGATGAAGAGCGGGTTGAAAATATGCCATGGATCCTAGAACACAAAGAACCATGGGTTGCTACAGAGAAAATAGATGGAACTAGTACAACTTTTACCATGAAGCGCGGCCGCGTGTTTCATAGCGAAGAGTTCTATATCTGTTCTCGTAATGTAGTATTTGACAAGCCAGGTAAGCAGTGCTATTATGACAGTAATGTCTATCTCGAAATGGCTGAAAAGTATGATATAGAAAATAAACTTAGAGAAATGCTCACAAACCATCCAGAATGGGATTGGATAACAATCCAGGGTGAAACATATGGAGCAGGTATTCAAAAAAATACATATGATCTAACTGATCATCAGTTTATGGCATTTAACCTTGTTACATCAGATCAAGGTAGATGGGGAACAGAAGCTATGGTTAAGTTCCTTGAAGGAGGATACCAGATCCCATGTGTTCCAATACTTGATTCTAGATATATTCTTCCAGATACAATAGAAGAACTTAGAGCATTTGTTCATAGCAAAAAATCAATTGTAAATCATAAAATCAAAGAGGGTGTGGTATTCAGAGCACAGGATGGTTCTACATCATTTAAGTGCGTTGATCCGGACTATCTGGTTAAATATCATGGCTAACAAGAAAGGGAGCAAAAACTCCCTTCTTTTATTTTGTAAAAATTTATGATATAATTATTATATAAATATGAAAGGATATAATATATACTATGGCTATGGCAATGAGTCAGTTCTATTGTACTAAATGTGGTAATCGTGGATTTGATATTCCACGTAAGGAAAATAGACAAAGACCATCTGGACACTTAAAGAAACTTTATTGTATTCACTGTCACGAAGATACTAATCATGCTGAAGTTCGACACCTAGGTAAGTATATGTATCAAGATTTTTTATGTGAGTTCAACAATGGTAACTTTGATGAAAATGGTAATCGTATTATAGAGAATTGGCCTGCGTTCATAGATCAAAAACGAAAGGAAGGATTATATTAATGGCTAACTTATATGTAATGTGTGGAGCACCTGGATCTGGTAAGTCTACATTTGCTAAGTCTCTTGCAAAGAATAGACATGCACTTCATGTTTCAAGAGATGCAATCAGATTCAGCTTACTCAAGAATGGTGAAAGCTACTTCTCTCATGAAAGCGAAGTAACTGACATTTTTTGGAATACAATCAATAAGGCTCTTGCGGCTGGACAAAATGTTATAGCAGATCAGACTTCTTTGAATTATCGTTCTAGACTTTATCTGCTTAACCATATTTCTGTGCCATGCAAGAAATATGCTATTTATATGGATGTTCCATATAGAGTATGCAGAGAACGCAATGCTAGACGTGTTGGCATTACTTGTGTACCAGAAGATAAGCTTCGTGGTATGTTCAATTCTTTTACTATTCCATCACTCAAAGAAGGGTTCGATGTAATAGCAAGCGTTGGAGAAGACAATCAATTAATTATAGAAGAAGGTGATGATTAGTGATATGGTTTACAAGTGACTTTCAAAAAAGTTGGTCAAAAGTAAACAATATTATTAATAGTAATTTTATATATAATAACAAAGGAGATACAATATGTTTACAGTATATAAAATTACCAATTTAATAAATAATAAAGTGTATATTGGTTCAAGTATTGATGTTGCACGAAGATGGCGAGAACATAAAACAGTCGCAAATAATCCAAACCATAAACACTATAATTATCCATTATATCAAGCCTTTAGAAAATATGGATTAGATAATTTCTATTTTGAAATTATTAAAGATGATTTTAATTCTGTTTTAGAAATGCAACTTTTTGAGAATGCTCAAATTATTGCATATGATGCAGTAAACAATGGATATAATCAAACTTATCAAACAATACCTCAATATTTAGGCAAAGAAAATCTTAGTAAAACTAGTAACAAACAAGCGTGTGCTAAGGTGGATTCAAAAGAAAATATTATTGAAATTTATCCATCATATCATGAAGCAGCAAGACAAAACTATAATAGTGAAACTAATGGAGACCAAGAAGCTACAAAAATCAGATTAGTTTGTAAAGGTAAATTAAGCTCTTATCATGGAGATATTTTTAGAGATTTAGATGAAAATAAACAAATTATTTCTAAACCTATTAAAAATTATAAAAATAAAACTCATCTTATTGCTGTTAATGTAGAAAATCCAATGGATATATTATATTTTGATTCAATCAAAGAAGCCGCTGAAGTGTTACACTCAGATAGAGGTTCTATTAGCAAAAGTGTACGAGGAGATAATAGATATAATATTATTAAAGGTTATATTTTTTGTGCTTTAGATATTAATGGTAATATTGTTGAAAATAATATTACAATAGAAGATAGAATAAAAGAATATAATCGTACCAATCCATTAATCAACGGTGAAAGACATACAATTAAAGATTGGTGTAAAATATATAATATAAGCACTACAAGTTATTATAGAAGAATAAAAAAAGGAATGAGTGTGATAGAAGCATTAACCACACCAAAAAGGGGGTGAGTATATTGGCCATTTACTTTACAAGTGATTGGCACCTTTAACTGGGCCATAATAAAGATTTTATCGTAGAAAAAAGAGGGTTTCAAACAATAGAAGAAATGAATATGACTATCATCAACAATCTATTTAGTTGTGTTGAAGAAGGCGATGACCTATATATTCTTGGTGATATTGCTATGGGGACAATTGAAGCGGCTGCAAAGTACCTTAAAATGATCCCATGGCAAACACACTTTATCATTGGTAATCATGATTCTCCAAAGCGTATAGCACTTTATGAATCACTTGGTTGGATAAATGAAGGATATGCAACAATGATACAAGATGGTAAATGGAATTTTTATCTATCCCATTATCCTACTCTTGTAGCAAATTATGATGATGGTAAAAAGCATCTACCAGTAATAAACCTATATGGGCATACTCATCAGAACTCTAATTTCTTCAATGATAATCCCTATATGTATCATGTTGGAGTTGATAGCCATAACTGTATGCCAGTTAATATAGATCAAATTAAAATGCACATAAGAAAGAAAGTAGAAAAGGAGATTATGAATGGCTAGGAAAGTATATTTCTATAATGCTGAATTTGATGAAGCAGAAGGTACATCAAAAGTCACGCTTATGACTCCACAGGGTATGTTCAGTGGTACAGCAAAAGTAAACAAAGATGAGGATGAGTTTAGTGAAATCATAGGCGGCACCTTTGCAGAACTTAGAGCCTGGAAAGCATACTACAAATATGAGATTAGAATAAGAAAATTTGCTCTTCAGGAACTCAATACAGCATATTCCCAGATGCGTAAGAATGTGGCAAGTGAAAAGGTTCTTGATAGAATTGAATTTCTTAAACTAGAAATAGATCACTGTAAAGCTGAAATTAAAGCAATAGATGCTGAAATAGAGCAGAGATATAAACTGTTGGACAGAAAAAATTAAAATATAACTCCTAATTTTCATAATATTCAGTCTGAAAGGAGGACAATATTATGCAATTAGGAGTTTTAATTTCTTCTTTATATGTTCCTAAAATTATAGTTGCATGCTTAGCTTTAGGTTACGTATTAAAGAAATGGATTACTGACGTTGATAACAAATATATTCCTACTGTTCTTTGCTTATTTGGTTTATTACTTGGCGGCATAACCGCAGGTTGGACATTAGAAAATTTATTAGCTGGTGCTTTATCTGGTTTAGCATCAACTGGTTTCCATCAGGTATTTAAACAATTAATTGAAGCAGATAAGGAGGATATAGATGAGTAGCAGTGTTGCAGTTTATATTGGATTTTTATTCTTAGCTCTTATTATTGGTTTTTTAATTGCAGAATTTATGAAGAAGTCAAAAGACCAAAAGATTGCGGTTGTTAAGGAATGGTTAATTTGGGCAGTAGCTTGTGCAGAAAGTGCTTTAGGCAGCGGCACAGGTAGACTTAAACTAGCTCAAGTATATAATAAATTTTTAGAAACATTCCCACAATTTAGCAAGGTTATTAGTTTTGAACTATTCTGCAAATTAGTAGATGAAGCTCTAGAAGAATTACAAAATTTAATAAATGAAAACGAAGCAATTAAAGCATGCTTCTAATATATAAGGTTAGGTACAAATTACCTAACCTTATTTTTTTTGCCTGTTTTTGCGGCAGCTACCGCAAATTCCTCAAAGAATAAAAAATTTTTGACAATTTTAAAAAACTATGATATAATATCTATATAATAAAATTATACTGATATAATTATGAGGTAATATATGGCAGAAACAAAGACTAATTTATATAATGAAAACTCAATTGAGTCTTTATCTCCATTAGAATTTACTCGGCTCAAACCTGGAGTATATGCCGGTGACACGACATATGCAACTCAGTTACTTGTTGAAATCATATCTAACTCTATTGATGAATTTAGATTAGGTCATGGTAATCAAATTGATGTAACTATTAGTGGGGCAAAGGTCCAGGTCCGAGACTATGGACAAGGCTTTATTCCAAACAGCTTTAGAGAAGATGGTAAAACTATCCTTGAAGCTGCTTTTAGTGTGTTAAACACTTCTGGTAAATATAGAGAAGATGGAACTTATGAAGGAACTTCACTTGGTTCTTTCGGTATTGGTTCAAAAATAACTACATTCTTATCACATTATCTTGATGTAACAACCGTTCGTGATGGTGAAAGTGAATCAATACATTTTGTTGAAGGTGTATTTAATTCTCGTAAAAAGGGTAAAACAAAAGACCCATCTGGTACAACAGTAATATGGGAACCTTCAGAACAGTTCTTCACACATCCAGAAGTTGAATTAAATAAAATTAAAACTTTATTTAAAACTATATCTTGTCTTTGTCCAGGATTAATAATTAATCTTGATGCAAATGGAACAAAGATGGTATATTCATCAGTTAGAGGATTACATGACCTCGTTGATGATGCAGTAAAAGATAAAGAGTTAATAAATAATAGATTTAATATGAATTTTGTAGAAGGTAAGAATAAAATGGATATGGTTCTTACATATACATCAAATTATGCTTCTACATTAATTCCTTATGTAAATACAGGTCTTACTGAATCTGGACAGCATATAACGCAAACAAAGTCTGTTATCACAAGAGAGTTTAACAAGTTCTTTAAAGAAAAGAAGTGGCTTAAAGAAAAAGATGAAAATTTAACTGGTGATGACATACAAGAAGGTATGTATATTGTATTTAATATAACAGCACCTAATGTAGCGTATGATGCTCAGGTCAAGAGTAGAATAACAAAAATAGATATGGCTCCGTTTAGTGCGGCGTTGGCGGAAAACCTCCAGACATGGTTAGCTCTAAATGAGAAAGAAATCAAGACCATATTCGACAAAGCGGCGGCCGCGAAAAAGGCTCGTGAGGCTGCAAAGAAAGCAAGAGATACAGTAAGAGCTAAAAATAAGAAAAAAGATAAGGCTCTTAAGTTTGATAGTAAACTTGCTGATTGTAGTTCAAAAGATAGAAGTAAATGCGAGATTTATATCACAGAGGGTGATTCTGCTTCAGGCAACCTTAAAATGGCAAGGGATAATAAGTTCCAAGCTGTTATGCCAGTTAGAGGTAAAATTCTTAATACTCAAAAAGCTTCATTGGACAAGATTCAAAAAAATGCAGAGATTATGACTATGATAGATGCATTTGGTTTGACTATTGATCCAAAGAATATGAAAGTAACTTATGATAAAGAAGATTTAAGATATGGAAAAATTATCATCATGAGCGATGCTGACGTCAACTTATCGGCGTATGAAAGACTTTTCGCTTAATCAAGCGGGTAAAAATTTTTGGACAAATCATATTTATGAGATCCATATGGTTTTCATATAAATATGAAAGAGAAAAAGATTTTTGCTAACGGGGAACCCTAAACTATAAAATAGCATGGGAATCCCGTGGGAAACAAATATTTATTCATTCTCTTTCAAAATAATAATGAAGGAGAATAAAAATGATAGGAATTTATAAAATTACAAATAAAATTAATGGAAAAAGCTATATAGGACAAAGCAATAATATAGAAAGACGATTTCAAGAACATAAAACCAAAGGTTCAACAAGTCGTATTCCACTAGATATAGCAATACAAAAATACGGTGCAGATAATTTCACCTATGAAATTATTGAAGAATGTTCTATAGATCAGCTTAATGATAGAGAAGAATATTGGATTCAATTTTATGATACTTATAATAATGGATACAATTGTTCATTAGGTGGTAATCAACAATCTACCGGTTCTAATAATGGTAGAGCTAAACTCAATGAACAAGATGTAATCAAAATTCGTCAAGCTTATGCTAAGCATTTAAAACAAAAAGACGTATATGAAGAATTTAAAGATATTATATCTTTTGGATATTTTCAAAATGTTTGGCAAGGCAAAAGCTGGTCACATATAATGCCAGAAGTATTTACAGAAGAAAATAAACAATATTATATCTATCAAAACAGCAAAGGAAGTCAAGGTGCGGCAGCCGCATTTACAGATGAAGAAGTCATAAATATAAGACACAGATATGTAAATGAAAGTGCTAAACAAATATATCAAGATTACAAAAATCGAGTATCCTATCAAACATTTCAAGCTATGCTTTGGGGAAGAAGTTATAAAGATCTTCCTATTTATAAGAAAAAAGAAAAGAAATGGATAAATATTTGAACCTGTATCGACTATTCCCTTTGTCTTCTGGGCGGGGAAGTAGGGCTGCTATTGATACGCAGTTCGAAATGGTCTCCTCTCTAATAAGAGAGTAAAAGATAGTCAGTGCTTATGGAAACATAAGAATTACATGCGATGGTGCTCATATTAAGAATCTATTTTATACATTTATTTGGAACTTCTGTCCACAACTTATTGAAGAAGGATATGTGTATGCAGGAGTACCCCCACTTTATAAAATAACAGAAAATAAAGATAGATATAAGTACCTTAAAGATGACGCTGAATTAGAAGCATATAGAGCAAGTCATCAAGGTAAAAAGTATCAGGTCGGAAGAATGAAAGGACTTGGTGAAATGAGTGTTGAAGAGACTGAAGAAACACTTATTAACCCAGAATCAAGAATTATTAAACAGATAACTATTGAAGACGCGGCAGCCACTGCGAAACTCTTCGAGGACTTAATGGGGACGGCAGTTATACCTAGGAAGAATTTCATTAAAGCACATAGTTCGGAGGCAACATATAATGCTGAGTAAGATATTTACAGAACAGCAAATCAAATATTGTCAAGAACATAATCTTCCATTGTCTCCTACGGTATATAAACATTTTAATTATAATTGGAATACATATATTACTTATGTAAGTTTAAAAGGTTTTTCTAGTTATGATTATGAAACTAGTGACTTGTTTGATAAACATATGAAAGATTTTTATAATTCTTCAATTTATCAAGCACTACATCAAGTTCAATTTGTAAATGGAGAAATAATAGATACTCGATCTTTAGAAGATCAAAAATTAAACTTTTATCAATTAGCAGATAAAATTGAAAGAGAAAAACAATGCAGAATGATATAAAAAATGAATTACATCAAAACTTTATAGAATATGCGGTTGCCGTTAACACAGATCGTGCTATACCAGATGCTAGAGATGGTTTGAAACCAGTAGCGAAGCGTATTTTATATGGTGCTTATACAACTGGTCGAACATCAAGTAAACCTCATGTAAAGTCTGCGAGAATTGTTGGTGATGTTATGGGTACATGGCATCCACATGGTGATAGTTCTATTTATGGAGCTATGGTCAGACTTTCGCAGAATTGGGTATTAAGGTATCCACTTATAGATTGGCATGGTAATAATGGTAATATTATAGGCGATGGTCCGGCGCACATGCGTTATACTGAAGCAAAGTTAACCAAGCTTGCTGAAGATGGATTGCTTGCTGGTTTAAAGAAAAGGAATGTTGATTTCATTCCTAACTATGATGAAACTGAAGAAGAACCTATTTCATTGCCGGCAATATTTCCTAACCTATTGTGTAATCCAAATAGTGGAATTGGTGTTGCGATGGCGTGTAGCTGGGCACCACATAATCTCGGAGAAGTAGCAGCTGCTATACATGACTATGCGGCCGGCCGCGATCCCATATTACCAGGTCCAGATTTTCCTACGGGTGGCGTCATTATTAATAAGAACGACATCCCGAATATCATGAAGACTGGTCATGGTAGTGTAAAAATTAGAAGTAAATATAAAATAGAGAAGAACTCTTTAGTATTTTATGAAATACCTTATGGTACAACTATTGAAGGACTTATCGCAAACATTGGTGAAGTTTGTGATAATAAAGAAGTTGAAGGTGTTTCTGATATAAGAGATGAAAGTAATAAAAAAGGACTTAGATTAGTTGTTGAATGTGAACGCGGAGTTAATCCAGATGCGATTGCAAATAAATTGTTTAGTAGGACTAATCTACAAAGTTCATTCTCTTATAATCAAGTAGCATTAATTGATAAGACTCCAACAGAAATGAATCTTAAAGATTGTATTAAAGTTTATATGGAGCATAATATTAGCTGTTTGATTAAAGAAACAGAGTTTGACCTACAAAAAGCAAAAGATAGATTACATATAGTTGAAGGTCTTCTTAAGGCACTAGAAGATATCGACAACATTATCCAGTTAATAAAGCAGTCCGCCGACAGCGCCGCCGCGAAAGTCTCATTAATAGAGAAGTACAACTTCACAGAGGCACAAGCAAAGGCAATCCTGGCTATGAGACTTAGTTCTCTTGCTAAACTTGAATCTGTCGAACTCAATAATGAGAAAAAAGATTTAATCTCAAATATTGAAACATTCAATAATATTCTTGCAAGTGAAGAATATCAAAAGGAAATTATCCTTGAAAGACTTGATGCTATTGTAAAGAAATATGGCGATGCTCGTCGTACAGAACTTCAACAGATTGAAATTCCAAAAGAAGAAAAGGAACTTATTGAAGTAGTACCGGAAGATGTAGTAGTTATTGTTACTCAAAGAGGAGAGGCTAAACGAGTTCCTAGAGCCAGCTTCAAAACACA